AAAGATAAAGATGGAAAAAATATAATAGGAAAACTAGTTCCTAATATAGAAGAATTAAATATATTAAGAATACTAGAAGAAACAAAACCATTGGAAGACAATTGGCATTTAAGAGAAGCAAAGCCTGAAACAAGAATTGTTTATGACGGAATAACAAAAGAAGGGAAAAAAATAAAAACAGGCAGGATTATATATGGAGATTCTGTTGGAGTTAATTGGGGAGAAATTTTAAATGATGAACAAAAACGAATGTTAAAAAGATTAGCACAAGTTAATAAATGGACAGGAGAAAGGGGATTGGAAAA